CCAATTTCCATTTTCACCGATATAGCTCGACTTACCAATTGCTTCTATCGCTCTCATTGCGGATATTTGGGCTTCTTCAGCACTTGTATTAGCCATATCTGCAGACGTTTCAGCACTCGAAGCACTAACAGACGCCGCATCTCTTGAAGCTTCAGCCGCCGCCTGTGCCATTTCTGCCGCCGATTTTGCTATTACCGCATCACGTATGTCGGTAATAATGCCGTCAATCTGCTTTTGCAATTGCTCAGCTTGTGTAGGTGTCGGATCTGTCGCCTCTGCTGCATTGTCTGTGTCCGGTGCATCCTTAACTTCCAGCTTACTTGATATGCTTCTCTGCCTTTTGCCGACACTGTAGCCGTCAATAATAAATGTCATTTCACCCGCAATAGCCAACGGCTCAGGCGGAATTGGTGTAATGTATATTTTTGTGTCGTTTATAATATCCTCAATCAAGTCAACGCCCTGCACTCTTTTTACAGGATTGTTGCCGTGTGCATCCAAGAACGTAACTGTTTTTGCGTAACCTTCCCAACCTTCATCAAAGGTTATTCTGAGGTATGTTACATTACCTTCACCTCTGACACCACCATTTTTATTGTCTTTGCTTAGATAGTTCCCGCCTACCTTAACATTGATGATTCTGTCCATCGTTTCACTCCTTTCTTACTCAGTTGAAGGCTCTAAGGCTTCCAAACGAGCTATAATTTCTTCTATTCGTGCATTCAGGGCATCTATATCCCCAGCTCCGCAAAGGCGCACATTTGTGCTTCCTGAGCCTATATATAAAGCCTTCTCGTCCTTCCTGAAGGCAAGCTCCCTGTCTTGCAGTGCTGGAACGTCACCGTTTCCGCCCTTAATCGCAATTAAATCAGCCATAATAAGCCCCCTTTATACGAAAATAGGGACAACCATTGATAGCTGTCCCTATGCCGTGTCATAGAATTTTCATTTTCGCGGAGTATTCAATTATAACTCGCTATTTGCAAACTCTTTTGACTTCTTATCAATGAGCAGACTTGTCTCATAATCCTGAACGTCCGAGTTATCAAGCACCTTTTTAAACTTGCGCTTAATCATAACTTCCTCACCACGTTTGATAACGCAATTTTCGCCATTTACGGCTACGAATACATCATCCTTGTACTTGTGGTTGTCCCTGAACAGTTTGACAGGAACAAGCTCATTCCAGTATTCTTTTCGCTTTTCGTTAGCCTTCTTCTGCTCTTCGGTCAGTTCACCGCTTACAGAAGCCTTCGCATCCGCTACAATCTTTTTGGCTTCTTCACGTGCATTTGCAAGCATCGCTTCTACCTGTGCAGCAACGTCAGCAAGGTTAATTGCTTCTGTGGTAGCCTTTTCAGCCTTTGTATCTGCCATTACGATTTCTCCTTTCATACTCCGATAAAACGAAGCTTAGTTATTTTCAGTGGGATTGAATGTAGAACCTGATTCAATTCTCACCATATAATTTTCAACAAGTCTTTCGGCAACCTTTGTTGCTTTCCATCCTGCTGTTGCTCTCTGGTCGAGAGGATCTCCTGTACCAGCACTACCGAGCTGCTTCACGATATGCTGAAGACCACCGCCTGTAACCTCTGTTACACCGTATGCATTGTCACCGAGAATAAGGGTTGAGTAAACGGCTCTGTCACCGTTACCAGCACCAGCCCAAATCTTTGCCTCGGTTGTCTCAACGAAACGCACACCGTAAAGCTTACCGATTTCACCTTCGTAGATGTCTGAAGGGTCTGAATAAGTCTTAACGTCCTTCCAGAGAGGGTCGTTTGTGAGGTCGTATGCGATATCGGGATGGATGATACCTACCCAAGAACCGCTAATCTGCTCTGCATTCTGATTCTTAAGAAGGCGAACTGCTTTCTTGATATCGTCAACAGTGAGAACAGATGTAGCATCAAGGTCTTCTCTCGCATCCTTACCGCCTGAGTAGATAACATTTGTACCGCCGTTAAGCACTTCTCTTGTGATGGTGTCAAGTGTACCACCAGCCTGAGCGCCGAGAAGCTTTGTAGCCTGTACAAGGTTGTTATCAATTGCAGTAAGCAAGAGAACGTCCGAAAGTGTAACATATCCGCCGTACTGAGCTACAGTAGCCTCGATAACTGACATGTTGAGGCTCTGACCGTCAGGTGTAACACCTTCTGAGATAGGTGTAGTCAGCTTGGGAAGCGGACTGTACTTTCTGAACTGAATTGTCTTACCGCCATTCTTAGGGATGGGATGCTTCTGTCCGAACTGGTCGTGTACCAGCTTGGGAATAGCATTGTCGATAAGATAATCGCTGTAGTAGGTCTTCATTTCCTCTGTAAGACCAGATGAAGTTGTAAGGTTTGTGTTCATATCAGCAAAAAGCTGAAGACTGTAAATGTGTTTCATTATGTTTTTCTCCCTTCTGTTTCGGGGAGAGTGATTTTAAAATGAGATTTTTTCTCCCCGAGCTACTCTTCGTGCTATCTCTGCTCGCTCTGCACGAGTGAGATTAGACACATCATTTTTTACAATGACAGCGCTTTTGGAAGATGTACCATTCTCTGAGGGACGTGAAGCCTTCTGCTTGATTCTTGCCTGTGCCTGAGCATCCGCAGTCTGTGCAGCTACCCTTGCGGCATTCTGAGTCAATTCGTCAAAGTGAAGGGTTTTATATGCGTGTTCAACACCTACACCACTCTTCAACAACTGTAAAAACTCAGAATTTTGTGCTTCCGTCTTGAAATCAAAGGACGGATAAAGCTCTTTCACCTTTTCGGCTTCTGCATACCACGTATTGAGCTGTTTCTGCATCTGCATCTGCCCGAATTCTCGCTGGCGCATTGCCTTTAGTTCGGCATTTTCACGTTCAAGGTTTCGCATAGCCATACTCTTGTTCAGTTCAGAAAGGTATTGCTCAACTGTCTGACCGTTTGCTTCGGCTACGCTCTCCCACATTTCGTAATCTTCCGTTATGGCTTTGTCGAGGTCTGCCGTATCTTCCACGTTATATCGTGCCTTGAGCCTTTCCATTATAGGCTTCTGTGATTCAAGCTCGCTCTCCAATGCCTTCACTTCCTTGAAACGTCTATCGAATGTCTTCTGGAACTTCTCGTGGTATAAATCCTTATACTCACCGTTGATAAGGTCTTCAAAAGCTTTTCTTCTCGCTTCAAGTGTGTCAGATGTAGTGGTTACATCCGTTTTGCCAGCACCCATTGGCTCGCCTTCGGTGTCAAGGCTTGTTGTAGCTCCGTCTGAGGTTGTACCTTCCTGCTTGCCGAATACTACGTTATCAAATTCACCCGCTTTTGAACGGCGGCTGCTTCCGTTCGCTTTAATGTCAGCCTTTGGTGCGCTCTCAGTAGCTGCTGCAGAGCCTTCTGCTCCGCCTGTTGCTCCGCCGTCATTGAACAACTGCAAGTCTACTTTGAACAAGTTTTTTAATACTTTAGGCATAATAATGCCCCCTTTCTCATCGTCTGTTCCGAAGAGTCAATCGGCTATTCCGATAATATCTATGTGAACGTGGTCTGGATAGCTGTCCGCTATCTGTAACAGACCAATGCTTGTCATATAAAATACTGCGGCGATATCCTCACCGCCATCACAGGAGATTGTAACGTCCCCCGCTTTCGCATCTACGGTTATGTTGCTTGCCTTGTAATGGTTAACCTCAATCCAGCCTATAAGTGCTTGAACTAATGATGATACACCGGCACAAACAATGTCCTTGCCGTATTCGCCGTAATTGGCGTGTCCTGATACGTTCAAAGTATGTGTGCTTTCATCTGCTGTGTATTTCGCCCTAACCATTATTCATATCGGGTTTGGCTCTGCTGGCCAACCTCTCACCATAGTTTGTCATTGTTTCGGTCTGTGAGTTCTTCTGTGTCTGTCCCATACCGCCACTACTCTGAACATTTGGATTAGTAGGCAATGCCATTCCTGAGGGTGTATCTACACCTACTGCACTCTTAATCAACGCCAGCTCCTGCATAAGCTGATTAATGGTATTCATAAGGGTTTGTCCCTGCTGTACCTTCTCTTTAACGACTTCAATGCCGTCAGAGTCCATAAGCTCTAAGGCTGTCCTAGACTGTTCTGCCACCTGAGGATTGAAAAATCCCATATTGTACATTTCCTTTGCCAGCTCATTCTGTGCCATCTTTGAATACGGCGACCGCTTCTGAGGTTTAATGATAATGTCATATACAGGCTTACGAAATAGCTCAATATATCCATCTTCAAGCTCTTGCCCTTCATAAGCTGGCGGAATAGCCTCTCCATGCATCATCTTGTTATTGAAGTCCACAAATTCGTATTTGCCTGTAGCTCCCGTTATACGGAAAGACCGTGTTTCATCATAGAATTGTCGCATAAGCTCTATGGCAAGGTAACATTCACGCCTATAAGAACGATAAGAAGCCGAAATCATATCTCTGCTCGTTTTGTTTCCCGCTTCCTGTAAAGCTGAAATTGCC